TTGAAAGCCCACAATTTAAACGTTAACCACCCTACCGTTCCAAAACACCTAGTGGAAGAAACTAATTATAAAAATGTTCCTTCACAATATCTTGAAAGAAAAATACCTAAAGGACGCGGCATGATTAAATGGGCACCATTCGCAACTATGCCACAACAGTATGCCGACATAAAACGTCAAATAGAAACGCAAGACTATTTTTATATGCCTGCATTAAGCGATGAACAAATAATTGAAATCAACGTTAAGTTACATCACTATTCGTGTATGCCTTCATCGTGTACTATAATCTATCACAATGATTATCAATTACATGAAATTGATTGTGTCATTGAAAAAATAGATGAATTCAATCAAGAAGTGCAAGTTAGAACATGTTATGATCATGAGAAACTTTTGCTTAATTTTAAATTTATAGTAGAAATATTGTGATTTCGGGTAAATACCCGAAATTAGATAAATTCGGGTATTTACCCGAAAAAGAGTTGCCTTATTTAGGTAAGCTCTTTTTTGCATAAGAATATAGCTGTTCAGCAAATTTTAAACTTAAATTTTGTTACTTTTTATGCCGCTTATCATTGTTCATATACGAGTTACATCCAAAGAGATACTTTTTCGAATACATTTATGTTTAATGTCTATAACCTTCTCAATTAAACTATAAGAGTATATTTTTGTTAAGTTTTAATTTATAATTGACTTAATTTTAAATGGTCTTAATCAATAAACAAGTGTTTTCAGCATAAAAAAAGACTACATAAAGTAGTCATAACTAAATAATAAGTGAATGTTTATAATAGTCTGAGATTATGCCAAATATGTAGTGAACTTCAGAAATCTTATGCTTTAGTTTACTTTTCAGCATTATTCCGAACATGTTCATCACGCCGGTATCATGTGGCTGCTTTTATAATATTTTAATGTGTGTAAAAGCGTTGGTAAACCAACATTTTACCGCTTCGCTTACATCTTTTACATTCCAAAAGATACTATTAAGAATTATAATTCTGTCGTTTTATAGTAGTATTTTACTTTTGAATCTCAATTTAATATTTTGCTTTCCTATATACATAATATACATTAGGGAAAACTATAAAATAATCAACCTTTTGATTTAAATCTAATTTAGGATTAATTAAACCAAAACCTCGAATCTTCTTATCGGTATTTTGAATCTCAATTTCACAAACAATTAAATTACTAAGTATAAATATCGGATTTACAATAATGTGATCCGTTCTTGTAAAAATTATTATAATTAATGTTATTAATGAGAATAATACTATATAATCTAGTGTACTTTCCATATCTTCAAATAGTAATGGCATGAATAAAGTTAAAATAAAATATGAATACTCATTTATTGATATTCTTTTAATTTTTTTTACTTGTCCAACTTTTTTAATCTTCCTTTTAATAATAAGCCATAAAAAAAACTTACCAAAAAAAAAGTATATTATTAATAATAAAATTATAAAAATCAAACCTTTTGTTATATCTTGATTACATTTTATATATGGTATATTTTTACCGTTAAAAACAGATACAAAAATCAATGGTAAATAAGCAGTAATCCATAGTAAATATTGTTTTATGCGATTCGAGTTAATTTTAATCACCCTATTCTTGATAACCTACAGCTGTACGAACCTCTCCAGTTAAATATGATTCTACAATTTTATTTTGGAATAAATGAAAAATTGGACTTAACTTAGATTCGTATTCTTTAGTTATAATTATTTTCTTATTTTCCAAATCAATATAGTTTAATAATTCTAAAATAATCCCGTATTTTTTGCTTAGTTCATCTTTACTATCAGGATTATCTTCTAATTCTTTTTTGATAATTTTTAAATCTTCACAGCGTGAATCAAAATGATTCTTTAAATTCGTAATCGTTTCGTCACTCATCTGTGCTATAGAACGAGATCTAATATATTTGTTAGCTTCATCGCTAAACAAGTTTTGCGAATTATCATCACCAAATAAGCTTTGTTCTACTATTAATTTAATATTTTGATCACGCTTAGTGTAGATATGATCAATATATTTGAATGCATGCTCAAAATTTAACGCGTTGCTTACGTAAATATTATCTTCTTCATCTATCATAAAATCTATTTTTCCACCAATACTTATAACATTTTCATTTAAAAGTTTAAATTTTTCCTTTTCAATTATAAGACGTTTGTTACTTGCTGCCTTTTTACTGCCTTGATAATAACCTATGTAACATGCATTTTGTTGTTCAGTATCTATTAATTTAACCAGTTGAAATTTTGCATTTTTTATTTCAAGTTCATTTAGTTCTATAGCTTTTTTCATTTCCTTAAATTTATCATTAACTTCTGCAATAGCTTCTGCTTTAAATGTAGCTAGTTTGTCATGAACTTGAAATTCACTATTATACTTTGCTACATTAAATTTATCTTCTACCATAAGTTTATTAAGATTTTTCTTTAGGTTTTTAATCAAAAAAGATGTAACTTCCTTTTCCAATTCCGCCTCTTTTGCTTCTATAGTACAATCCATATTATCAGTATGTCTTAATAAATAAAGTTCAAGCTGAATATTTTTATCATTTAAAAATTTCCTGATGACACTTTTTCCATTGTTTAATAACATTTCCCCATCTTCTTTCTGTGTGTAGTTAATTTATTATACCTAATTATTGTAAAATTGAATACTGGAATATAAGTTAAAAAAGCGCCCTGAACATCGGGGATCGAAGTACAGGGCTACTACACATTTATAATTATAACAGAACACACGTTCTTTTCAAAAGAATAACTTTCACATAAATAGGTATCAGTATGTAACAGAAGTAAATGCATTGTTATCTATATTCAATATAAATTTAGTTAGGTAAATTATTACCAAACAAAAAATCCCTACACTGTTATTTTGAGTGTAGGGATTTATGGTCATTTATTTAATTGTGTGCTTATGAACCCAACCATTATTCGATGGCGAATATGTTCTGCACCATATATTACCTTCTGCATCTTGAATCTCTTCAAATACGTATACAGTCTCGCCTTTTTTAAGCGTTCCAATTTCTTTGTTGAATGTGTAGTTACTGAAATCACTACCTGCACGCTGTCTTAGCGATGCAGTATATTGAATCGTTCCTTTATAATGTGGTGTCTTAGACCATGCCTTAATGCGTTTTGAACCTTTAGTTGCAGGTTTTTTAACAGGAGGCGATTGTTCCACTACTTTTTTAGGTGCAGGTGCAACTTTCTTAACAGGTGCATCGCCATTCATATATTTAACAACCAAGTTATCGATAACGCTCATATCACGTCTATTATAACCACATGCAGCTAATAGATTACCTGGGTCTTGTTTGTCGGCCTGAATATCTTGATGCCCTGGCATATTCGTGTGTGGATTAATATCCCACGAATTACATAACGCAGCCATAATTCGACAAGCATTATCTAAAGATTTAAGAGATTTATTTCTATCACTGTAGTATGATGCTTCAACACCAAACGCTACATCGTTTGCATCTGCACCATACCAAGCGTTATCTGTTGGTGTATTGTAAATCACATGCCATGCTTTTTCAGTTACAGGAATACAGATAATACATTCAGTATCATCCACAAAGATATGTGCTGATGCAACACTATCCCATGGTTGCATATAAGTATTCTTATAGTAGTTCACGTTCTGTTGTGCTGTTGTGTTAGGGTTTCCTGTGTCGTGGAATACTGCGAATTTAGGATTACCACTGTTCAATCTTTGTCCTGTTCTTCTTGTCCCTATTGGTAAAAAATCTGTGTATACAGGTACACCATTCCAAGTACCGATTTTATTTTTAGCCATAATTATTTTCCCTCCATATTTTCGTTGTTTTTTTCTATATCTAATACTTTTTTAAATTTCTGTGCTTGTTGCGCATTGCGAGTAATATTGTTATTTCTCCAATAACTCCAGGCAATAGATCCAATTAAAAATAAGTCACTTAATGTTTGGTAGATAAATGTTTCGTCACTTTTAATTAATGGTTTTCCATAATGCGCTAAAGCTGAATTGATTAATGCGATTACTAAAATAACTAACCTCGTTAACGCCATTTGCATTTCTTTATTCATCTGTTTACCTCCATATAAAAAGAACACCTCAACGAGATGTTCTTAAATATTTAATTTCTTTTCGATTTTTTCTAAAGTCTTTGAAATGTGTTTGTTTTCAGTTGTTAACGTATGCAACAACTTTAAATCTTCTCCGATTTTTTTAATATCTTCTGATATTTCAGCTTTATAAGAAATGAACTCTGTTTTTAATTCTGTAATATCTTCTTTATTACTTTTCACTTCTGCTTCAATCAATACCATTCGACCTTCATGTTTCTGTTTATCACTACTCGTCTTTTGATATACGCCTAATACTGTTAAAGCTAAAGGTATAACTACAGTAATAAACCATAACATTAAATCTCCCTGATCTAATTGCATTTTTCACTCTCCCTTATTTCATTTACAGTATTACAACGTTTCTTCTGTCGTTTCCTCTACCACTTGGCCATCTTCTGTGTACTTTGTACGTGTAATATCCTGTTTCACATAGAATGTCTTAGTTCCATTATCGAAGATACCTGCTAACATATTTTGCATCTTACAGAACTGTTTCGCCTGTTCCTCTTCTTTAAACTTAAAAGCAGTGTTTGGTGTAGCGCCTGATACAAATCCATTTGAATAATTGCGTGTTAAACAGCTTTCTGACCCACTTGAATTTCTTTCTACTAAGTAAAACTCTTGAATTTTTTCTGTCATTTTGAATGACCTCCTGTTTTTTATTTATAAAAAAGAAGCTACAGATTATTCTGCAACTTCTTGATTACCGTTTTTAATTTGATCTAATTCTTCTAAAGCATCGTCTAACATTGCTTGTAACATCACTTTATCCGATACCGCCATCATAAGCTGTTGTTGTAGTAAAGCCACTTCTTTTTCTAAATTACGCTGTGGTTTTTTATTGTTATCCATTTAACTTATCCTCCAATATTTTTAATCTGTTTTCTAAATCATTATTTCTTTTAATCTGTTCCTGTAATGCTTTTGCTAATGTCCAGATTACAGAAGTGTTGTCTATTCCGTTCTTACTTTTCGAGAGCCAAAAATCAGGAACTTTATAGCCATCACCAATAACCGAACCTCTAGTAAGGTAGTCTAGGTCATTCTTATAATAGAATTCATAAATATCTACTTCATTAATAAGAACTTCAGAAGCATTCACTTCCCACTTACGAATGCCTGTTTTCCATTCTTCTCTAGATTTTTGCACCCATTTATTATAGGAAATCTGGTTGAAGTCACCATCATTTGCCTTAATATTAATAAATTGGTCAGTCGTTCCGGTCTTGGTGAATCTCACTTCTCCACCTGATCCCGGCCTAATATACAAATGTGACCCTGGAATTTGACCATTGTAGTCTATCCATGGCACGTAAATACCATTCGAGCGTAGACTAGCGAATTGATTAGTAGTCCCTGTATAAGTTAATTTAACTTCATGACCACCTTTTGGTCTTAAATATAAATGTCCACCTGTAGCATGTCCATTGAAATCTACAAATGTAGTATAAGTACCACCTGCTCTTGTATTAGTATAAACATCAGTCGTTCCTATATTTGTAAATTTAACCTCACCATCTCTGGTTGGTCTCAAATACAAATGCGTACCATTTGCATAGGTATTTACATCTAAAGTATTCCCAAAGAAACCAGCAGCCCTTACGTCTTTATATCCACCTTCGACCAAACCATCTGACATGATTCTTAACTCATTACCATCAATCCCTATATATCCATTCGCTTTCAAAGGAAATTTAATCGCTAAAGTTCGTATTGGTCTATAATAATAACTTCCAATAGCTCCATCGCCCGGTATGCCATTCATATCAACGATACGTGCTTCCCCTGTAGGTGCTGCACCTAAATACACGTTACTAACAGAAGTTCCTACTGCTGAAGTTGTTACTAATGTTGGTGTTAAGCTGAAACGTAATGAACCACCATTATTAAAACTTTGAATACCATCTAAACCAATGTTCATACGAGCACCACTATCACGATTCATTGTGATTGATCCGTTCTCAATATTTACACTAGCCTGTTTATCTTTAGCTTGTAGCGTTCTAGCTGTAATTCCAATAGCATCAAGATAATTAATAGTCGCTTGCTTGCTAAATAACTTATCAATATAAGCATCAGTGATTGTAGTTACACCATCTTTAATGGTTACATCTCCATCGTTCATGTCAATCACTCTAGCGTTTAACTTAATACCACTTGAACCTACAGTGAAATTAGCGATATTACCATTCTCATCATAAGTGAATTGATGACCTGTTGAGATACTGTTGATGTACTGTGACAATGTTTGATTCAAAGTCTTACTACTTGCATTGTAAATCTGTTGTGATACTTCTTGTGAGATTTTCTTACCATCTTGAATAATCTCAGTTTTCATCGTAGTAAGTTTCTGGTCTGTGTCTTCTGGAGCAGGAGACCAACCTAAAAACTTCGCACCCCTCACTAAAAAAATTTCCATTCCTAGTGTGATATTTTCATTTATGTTTGATAAATATACCACTAGATATTTAGCTGTTTTCGGTACTTTGATATTCTCATACAGCACACCATCGTTACCATAAGTTATACCTCCTACAAAACTTGTTCCATTAACAGGTACAGTCTCAGTAAAAGCGTATCTAAATCTGTTAGGAGACGTTGCACTCTTCCTGCTCAAAGTAAAAACTTCAGATTCTGAAACAGGTATATAAAATCCTCTATATGTTGAGTTTTCTAAAATTGTATTCCCAAAAGCTATATTTTTTACATTAGAAGTAACGAATAAATTCCTAGCACTGATTTTCAGATTGTTCATAGCACCATCAGCATAATCTTTAGCACTTTTAATACCACTAGAATACTCAGTAAGCGTTACCCTATCTGCTATCTGATTAGATAACTGCTGTCTCTCGCTATCTGAATTGTTCAAGCGTTCAACGATGCCATTTTTGTCTGTCTGATAATCTTCTGACTTTACATAGCTTGCGAGTTTACTATCAGTCTGTTCTGTTACTACTGAAATCGCTTTTTGAACAACATTTGGTTCTCCTATAAGTTCGTTATATTGATTTACAGTTAGTCCAAACTTTTCTGCTACGCTCTTTAAAGTATCTGAAAACTTTTTCTCTGTATATTGCGATTGTAATATTTGTAATCGCTTCAACAGAGAAATTTTAGCTCCTTCTTTAGCTATGACGAATGATTTAAGAGATAACCTGTAAGCATTCATCTTATTTTGAAGGGCTACTAATTTAGTAGCATTAATCGTTCTTTCGTCAGCGCTTTCAAGTGCATCTTTTATAGTGTTACTTAGGGATTCAACATTCTGTGCTTTTAATAATAAGTCGGCTCTCACTTCAGCATCGACTAAGTATTCACTATTTAAAATCTGATTAACTTCATCTAACAGATTGCTTTGATGTAATTTTAAATCTTCGAATGTTATTTTGTAATCATTTAAAACCATTACATCCCTGTTAATGCCACCCGTCTGTCTGTCAATAATACTAGGTACTGTTTTATTGATAATCAAGTTTGTATTCTTTATACTCCGCTCTTTTTCAAGCTCAGCGTATCCAAGTTCCCTCTCTCCAAATGAAACTTCTTTATCATAAGGTTTAAGCAAGTCTACCTTAATACTGATAATCTTTAAATCTTCGTCTATATTTAACGGGGGGCATATAACACGATGTTTGTTGTAAATCTTAAACTCGTCTGGATCTAGTTTTAAATATGATAGATCCAAAGCATCTAAAGAAAGAGAAATTCTAGCCTGCTTTTTTTCGTGCTCCTTAATCCAATCTTCTGCTGCTTTTTTTAAAGTTTCTGGTGTATGTTTATCATCAAAAGTTACAGTGCCAGTCTGAATGCCAAATAACTTAATTAATTGCGGTATATCAATATAAGGACTTCCATTGTTAACTTCAGCAATCGTTAGCTTGATTTCATCTCCATTAGCTGTCTCGGAGTTTGCACCTAAAGGCTTCAATCTTGTAATAACCTCAGATGCATCAAATTTCTTCTGAATGCTCTTTAAGTTCTTACCTATTTTTATGACGGTATTCGTTAAGTTCCCAGTCTCTTTTAACCAATGGACCAAAGTTACATCATTAGTCGGTTCAAATATAAACGTTCCACCATATTTTCCCTTTAAATCCATTAACGTTTCATACGTATCTTTATCATCAGATCGTTTAAAATATTTCAACTCTTCATTATAATTTTCGTCCGAGGGTATGATATTTTTTTCAACTGTGACATTACCAACCTTAAAATGCTTATAAGCTTCACTTTTCAGTTCATTATTGTGATGAGCGATAACTTTCTTAAGATTTTCTACTGGCATTTTATCAAACTCAAATGAATAACTTTGTATCGAATCTTTAAGATAAGCTTCGGCACCTTCGAAGATAAGTTCATGTGTAAAAAGACCAGAATCAGTCATTTCTGATTCTGGTGATAAAACTCTTCCTTTAAATTCTATTACATTTGTTTTTTCGTTTATTATTTCGATTAAAGTATTGTAGGGTTGTATAAACGTTGCACTGTTTTCTACAAAGTTGTGCACAGGAGATATAGAAACAGAATCAATTCCATCTTCTTGTTTCTGCATGCTGGCACTTCTCAAAAGTTTTATATCCTTCTTTACATCCCATACTACCTTTTGATTATCATTTGTAGCGTTTGTCAGTATGATTTTGTACATTAAATCACCAACTTTCCTGTAAGTGACATTTTTGCTTTAGGATCACCTGTAAATATTAATTTTAAATCAAATCCATAGGCGGTTATATCAAATTCAAAACTGCTGCATCTCATATTGAATTCTAACCCTGGATAGAATTCAGAAATAAACTTATTTTTAGGTTTGCCTATTAACCATTCTTTCAGGTAGTTTATGTGCTTAGTACGTTTTTCATAGTCGTTTATATAACACCTAGAGTCCATTGTTATAATACGTTCATTATATGTTGGTTCTCCATATAAAAAAGAGAAATCATATTCACCATCCATAAAAGGTATGGTTTCTTTGATTTCTCTCATCTGTGGTGTAGGAAAAGTATAGTCATACACTTCCAACGACAATTCACTTGAGTGCTTATCATAAATAGTAAATCCTGCTTTAAGTCTATCCACCATGTCTTACACCTCGTTTCCCAAGTTCCATAATTCTAGCAAGCTCCTTATCTATATGAGGTGCAATCTGTTTACCGACTACCTTACCGTCCATTTGAAGTACAGTATCTCTTTGAGCTATTGCTCTTTGAATTTCTCTCTGTTCTTCTAGCAGCTGAATCATTCGCATAGTAAGTGCATCATCTTTAGTGAATCCAAGCTTATCGCCAGTATCTTTCCATATCTTCTGCTGTTGAACACGTTGCGATGGATCATGACTGATAATCGATTCTGCAAAGCCACCCTCGGCAATCCATGCGATTTGAGGGATATTTACAATACCGCCCTTAGCATATCCTGGTATCTTAAGCTTTCTTCCAGCGTATATCATATCTGATTTTAAACCATTCAATTTCTTGATAGCAGATACAGATGTATGATATTTTGCTGCAATTCCACCTAATGTGTCGCCCCATTTAATATTATGAGTTCTCGTTTTTTTAGGTTTTGCTTTAGGTGTTATCTTAGCTTTAACCTTTGATGCTACAGTCTTCTTAGCGGTGGATTTAGGTTTTGCTTTAGGTTTAGTTTTAGGTTTAGCAGACAAATAGCTACTTGCTCGACTTTGCAAAGATGTCTGTTGTTTCTTGATTGATGAAACTTCTTTGTCTTTAGCTTTAATTTCATTATCGTAACCAAATCGAGAATGTTCATTTGAAAGATTGTTAACATAGCTAATTACTTGTTTCTGTAACTTATTAATTTCAAGAACATTCTTCTTACCTCCACCGACTAAAGTTTCTACACGAGGTATAGCCGATTCGATACCACCTGCAAGAATTTCTCTTAAGATTGTAGGATCTAATCCCATTTTTCTTAATTTCGTAACGTTTGCTGCAAACTTCTTCATTCTATTAAGTCGATACTTCATAAATGCTATAAAGTCTCTTGATGTATTACCTTTTGCCGCTTCAAAGCCTGCATATCCACGATAAGAATCTCTCATACTGTCTCTAAACGACATTTTCGCTTCTGTTAATGCATTGCGCTCTTCATTTTTCTTATTAAGTTGATTCTGTAGTCGTTGTTTCTGTTTGACTAAACTATTAAGAAAATTAGTTTTCAATACTTCGCTTTGTTTCAACTTCTTCAAACTGTTGATTTGTGCTTGATATGCAGCAATATCTGCACGTGCATTGTTTGCTACTTTGTTATTAGTAGCACGTTTAATTTTATTTTCAAGCGAACTTATTTTTCGTTGATGCGCTTTGATATCTTTCTTGTATTTAGCAATAAGTTTTTTGTTTGAAGTCTTTTTAATCTTGCTATTGAGTGTGGCGATATTATTCTTACGGTTTTGTATCTCTCTGCTTGCACCTTTAATTTCAGCAGACTTAGAAGATTTTACAATCTTATTATTTAGAGTTGCTATCTTACCTTCATTTGATGCAATAACTGAATTTATCTTCTTGCTAATCGCATTAAGATTAGCTTGCATCTTCTCAACAGGTAACTTACCAATATTCTTCATGTTCGCCATGATTAAATTGCCGATTGCGATATCTTCTTTACCAGTAACTTTACCGCTCGTTTTACCTCGTTTAGCGATGGCACTACCCGTATTGTACATACGTTGTGCTTTACTTAATGCCTGTACTGTTGCTTTATGCGTTTTCGATTGTTGTGATACATTCTTTTTTAATCCTGTAATAGCACCTGTTAATTTGATGATTTGACCAGGATAGATTAAATGATTTTTAATCCCATTTAATAATTGCAATGCTTTTACTGTAGTACCGTTTTTACGACTAATATCCCATAACGTATCTCCCCATTTTACTTTATGAGTAGATGGTTTTTTAGTACCACTAGCATAACGCTTAGGCTTACCATTAACCATTCTGTCAGCTAAAGCTATGAGTTGATTTGCTCGTTTTTTACGCTTAGGAACAGTAGGAATTACAACCTCTTTACCTTCTTCACCACCACGATAAATAGAATCTTTAGGAATGATACCGCCATTCGCATAACCACCGCGCCATGTACCAGATGCCATACCCGGAATGTTAGTTACTGTTCCGTAACGAGACTTAATCCATTTGATTGAAGCAGCAATGTTATTAATAGGATTCATCATACCTTCAGTTGTTCCCATCAAACCTCTGTATGTTTGAGGAGTTACCTGCATTAATCCACGCGCTTCATTTCCACCTGTATTAACATCAACATAACCATGTTGAACAGCTGCAGGATTAAAACCGGATTCGTATTTAGCAATAGTTTTAAGGTAAGGAGCCCAAGTTGATGGTACACCTGTTCTTTTAATAGCACTCGAAATCCAGTTTGATATATTACCAGGCGCTGAAACACCTTTGAGTATTCCTGCACCACCGCCGCCTTTACCTTTCAAGAACTTAACAGGATCTAGTGTGTTAGCGTTAGTAAGCTCTGCAGATGCAGGACTTTCTACTTGATAATGCAGATGGGCGCCTGTAGTCCAAGCTCCACTATTACCAGACTTAGCAATCGCGTCGCCCTGCTGAACTGGTCCGGTCTTCAATACTTTACTTAAATGTAGGAAGTATTGAGCGATTTTACCTGATAACAAACGTGCTACAATACCGCCACCATAGTTACTTTGTTGTTCAACTGTCCCGCTAGTTGGCGCATGAATCGTTGTTCCTGATGGTATACCTAAGTCGATACCATAATGTCGTCCTCCATTAAAAGAAGTAGGATATCCTGGCACTGCTGCGTTAGGACTATATGGCGTTGTCATTGGCCAACCAAGAATTTCAGTACCGTCTGCATTACCACCTGTTGCTTCATCTATCCATCCTGTAACTAACTTTACAGTTTGGTCTTTTAGCTTCTTATAAGCACTTAACATCATTTCGCCAGGTAATCCAGAGATTCCACTAAAGTCTACTCCGAATTTTTTCATCGCAAGATCTACTAATTTACTAGGATTTTCAATGTAATCCATAATGTCTCCAGCAATTTCTGCACCAGCTCTAGTCACTTTCTCAACTTCTGAACCTTTTTCAGCAGTATAATCAATTGCTTTCCTAGTATTCTTCGCACCAAATAGTTTAGTTGCACTCGTAACTGCATTACTAGTCGCTTTAACAAGCATTCCCATACCAAAGCTACTGTCTTTCTTAGTTCCTTTAGAATAATATTTCATATTATCTAAAATAGGTTCTGTTTCTTGGTTGCTATATACATGCGTTCCTTTTGGCATCCAGAACGTCGTTTCTTTTTCGAATAATGCTGTGCGTCCGTTTGGAAATTGAACAATTTCTCTTGTGCCTTTTCCGTTACCTGGACCTTTATCTCCTACAGTTGCCCATCCATCTTCAGGATGCCCTCCGGTACCTGTAGAATATTTACTAGCATCAATTTTAGATAATGGTTTACCCATTCCTAATTTATCAGCTACCCAGTTTACGCCATCGATCATGGAATTTAGTCCACCAACGACTTTATCCTTTAGACCAGACGCCATCTTTTTACCTGTTTCAATGACGGAATCTTTCATGCCGATTACGCCATCTTTAATAGATTTAATCCAGCCTTTTACACCATTCCAAGTGTTTTTAAATGCACCAACGACACCGTCTTTTAATCCAACTGCTGCATCTACCGTTGTTTTCTTTATAGACACCCAAGAATTATAAAGTCCTGATTTTAAATTCTTTATGATATTCATTGAACCTGTCCATAGATTTTTGAAAGCACCAATGACATTTTTCGATACTTTTGATGAAGTATCCCATATAAATTTACCGAAATTCTTAAATAAATTGAGGATACCTTGCCACATTGATTTAAAGCTGCCTGCAAACAATTTAGCAAAGGCTAAGCCACCTTTAAGCAGTTTCCCATAGAATAATAATTGGACACCGTTCCAAATTAACTTTATTGCTCCGGAGAAGATATTTTTAATACCTTCCCACATTTTCTTGAAGTCACCAGTAAATAAACCACTAAAAACTTGAATCAAGCCTTTAATGACTTGAAGGCCACCTTTTATTACACCCTGTATGTTCTGCCAAATTGAAACTATGATGCTTTTAACAAGTGGAAAGACAAACTTAACGACAGCAAGTATTCCATTAAAGATATTCTTCACTGCTTGAAGTAGCTGTTGACCATCAGGACCTGTAAAGAACTTTTTAATTGATCCTAAGTTATTCATAACAAAGGAACTTACAGCCCGTCCTGCAATTGACAATTGTTGTTTTAACGTATTGAACCAATTTATGATGTTATTTGCTTCTCCGTTACTAAACCCTAACTTTTTAAGTATATTAACTTGTTTTCCACCAGTTAGTTCCTTAATCAATTTACCAATAGTACTAAACCCTTTAGCCATATCTTCAATGATTTTGATACCGCCTTTCAAACCTTTATTAGCGATATCTAGCGCAGGCCCACCATAAGAAGCAAGAAAGTCTTTCCAGGTGTTCTTCAATTGAGCTAAGTTCTTTTCATAGCTATCCGCTTCTTTTACACCCTGACCAAGTACACCAGCTGAAGTATGTTGTCTTATTGATTCTTGTACTTTTAGCTGTTCCTGTTGAGTAACACTTAACTGCTCCCATTTCTTACCGTATTTCTCTTGGGCTTTATCATTAAGCATTGTTTGAGACAAGTTAATCATAACTGTATCTGCAGAATCGTATTCGCCTTTAATAACAGCCATCATACGTCCTGTTGATTCTTCAATCGATTCATTAGCAAATGCTGAACCGTCAACAGTACGTTCTAACCACATTTTAGAAGTTTCGTATGCATCTTGTTCATTTAATCCTTTCGATTTAAGAATCGCTTGATATTGAAGCATCGACTTCTTTAATTCGTTAGGATGCACATTATACTTCTGAGCCATCTCTCCAAGATACTTATCAGTTGTATTCTTCATTTTGCCCATTACTTGTTCGTACTGAGAGTTTAATGCTTCGATTTCAGCAGTAGATTCAACTATCTTCTTTGTAAATTCCGTTATGCTTACAGTAGCTAATGCGCCTCCAATAACAGGTCCTAATCCTTTAAATGCACCTTTTAAACCTCCGACAGAACCAGTTGCGCCATCTATGTCTTTAGAAATATTTTTAGTAGAATTAGATAGATTAACATCATCTCCAACGTTCCTAAGTTTTCTATCGAGTTGTTCAGCACGTTCTTCAACCTTACCGAATGCTACATTAGCGCTCATAGACATCGATTCAAAATCAACATCTTTAATATCCTTATTTATCTGATCAAGTGTGTTATCTGCAACCTTACCAGTTGATTGTAATTCTTTTTTAGCTTTATTGAGCTCACTATTGAGCTTATTAAAATCAACCTTATCATCAGTTTTCTCAAGTGATTTACTTGTCTTCTCAACATCTTTTTGTAGTGCTAGTAAATGCTTACCTGCTTCTTTCGCATCATCAGGTAATCCTTCAAGAAACTTAACATCATTCAGCTTATTCATATTGCGCTCTACACTGTTAACATTACGAATAACAGTTTTGAATGTATCGCGTGAATTTGCATCTAAAGACTTCCAATCAACACTCTTAATTTCTTTTTGAAGTGATTGCATCGTCTCTTTATTGATATTACCTGTATCTTTAAATTCCTTTTGAGCCTTTTGTAATTCAGACTGCAACTTCTTAGTGTCGAAATCTTTACCCGTTTCAGATAAACGTTTGTCAAATGTCTTAAGTGAATCATCTATAGCACCAAATGCTTTATCCATACGCTTTGTTGATTTTTCGGCCACCTTTGGCAAATTATCAAAGTTCTGTTCAAGTAACTTGAACTTATTCAACATCCCATCTACAGACATCGTAAATTTAGTGCCTATTTCTTGTATGTTAGCCATATTATCCTCCTTTCCTTATATATTCATTTAAATAATTAATTAAGTTTGTAATGCTTTTAATTGTTCAAGCTGCTCGAAGTTCCACTCTAATTCTTTAGGCATTTCAAGCGCTTTATTTTCTTTCATAGGATCAATACCTTCGATAAATTGATTCTGTCTTTTAACATCATCCTTATCTTGCGCAGGATTCGCATTAATACGTGATAAGTGATTCATATATAATTCCCATTTCTTCGCTTCTGCTTGTTGCTCTTCCTGTTCAATAATGATAATTAAATAAGCTAACGCTTCTTCAAGTGGCATATCAATGATTTCTGACCTTCCACCTAGTTTGTGTGCTAGCTTATATACGAGAGCATCTTCAAGCTCATAACCACTTAGTTCACTGGACTTAGCGTCGCTTGAGTAACTTTCTCGCCCCATTTGAGACTCTTCTGAAAACTTTTCGTAGACTTTTTTACACGTTCAACAACCTTAGCTAAGTCATTAACTTCTGCAATTGCATCTACTACATCAAAGAATGTATCCATCTCTTGAAGTTTTAGTTGTTCTGGATGAACTTCAGATAAAATTGAAATCAGTTCTAAAGCACTTTCAGGAGCAACCTCTAATAATAATCCGATTGATCCAGCTGAATCCTTAACGAATTGAGCTGATAATGCACTTAATAAATCTTTAGTATCCATATCTTCTTCTACCGTATCGAATAACCCTACTAAAGCACCGTTGATATTTTCATCAGCATTTAGTTCATTGATTAACGTTTTTAAAACTTTAGTAATAGCAAAGAACTGATATGGTCGCATCGCTTTGATTACTACTTCTTTTTTACTATCGTCTTTTAATACACCTTTTTCCTCAACGTATTGAGTGATTAATACTTTTACTTCGTTTGTCATGTTTTATTCCTCTTTTCAATTAATTATTTAAATAAATATAGAAATAACCCTACTAGCATAAGTAGGGCTATATTGTTATTAAGCTGTAGCTTGTCCGATTTGGAAGAAGTTGTTTGGTTGACTCATATCAAAATTATCTTTAGGATAAGCTACGAATTCTAAATCAAATTTACCTTGTTCATTTTTAAATGCTCGTTCAAATCCTGATGTAGATGCAACTTTATAGATAACAATATCCATAGATTTATCTTCAACTGGTAATTGGCGTGGGTGAATCTCCATTTTTACTCCACGATCTCGGTTAGATGAACCTAGTGGACCATCTGTAATCCCGATTAATTTTGACCCTCCACTATCCTTAATTGCATGTGCACCGGCCATCGCCAATTGAATCAATTCTAGAGTTTCTTGAGATACAGTCATTTTAACTTTTACTTCCCAACCGACAACTCGATTATCGATGTCAGTTTCACCAGTATCTTCAAATTGAATATCCTTAAACTTAGGTTCAATAGTAAGAACCCCACCTTCTGTTTGTAAGAAACTAGTACCATCTCCTGTTGCTTTACCATCAAAGTTGAGAACTTTGCTGTCTGTACCTGTCAATTTAAAATTAGCCATACCGAACATGATACTTTTATCAAATGCGTTCATATAATTTATTCCTCCTGTTTTTTGCATAAAAAATAGACATCGTTTCAGATGTCTAAATATGCTTTAGTTTTCAATTCTTAAAGTTGTTCTAAAGTTAATGCTATACTCCATTACATTGTCTTCTACACCTATCCTAAGTGGTTCTGACAACGCTTCTATGAAGTAAACATGTATTGCATTGTTTTGCTCGTTAATTAACCAATCGCTCTTTTTATGGAGCAATGCATAGACTTTAAAAGCTATGTCTTTGCACCTATCAAAATCACTTGATCTGATATAGATTTGATAGTGCGGATATTTCATTTCATCATCATAGATACCAGGCTTTTCTCCACCGTCTGAATATACTGTACCTGTATTGTCGCCCAACGTACGGTAGTCGACTGACCAAGTAAGCCCAGCTATATTTTCTCTTAACAGATTCATGATTGACTCTTGTATCATCAGTCTAACCCTCCAATACTCGCGCGAGAATTCTTTCGCACATTATATTCCAGTCGTCTTCAGTAACTTTAACTGCATTAGTAAGATACTTTCTTCCTGGCTTATATCCATTGACATTCGGTTTGTTACGCGTGTTCTCTCCACGTCCATTTTTATAGTATTCAGGGTACTTAACACCTCTTTGATACTTAGGTCTAACACCTTTACTTTCTGGCTGCTCATGAACTCTCAGAGCGTATTTCATGTTAGTACCTATAGTAATCGAGAATGTTTTACCTTCTACAATAACCTTAGAAGAATTAATAGAATCTTCTAAGTCTCCTGAATCACGTGGAGCAAGTGCTTTTGCGACTTCTTCTACTCTTAATCCAAACTTACCGAGTTCTTGAATAACGATCTTAGTAAAACGTTCATCAAATTTTTTGAAGTAACTTTGCAGTTCTTTGTAACTATCATCAAATTCAAATTTAAAATACTCATCGGCCATCAACGAACACCGTCCTAAATAGAACGCGTGAACCTGTAACGTTAGTTGCTTCCTCGTAAGAGATAACTTTACCTGTACCATCGTTACCATCCATATCGATATAACTGATTTCTTCTCCTTCTTTGACAATCATTTGAGAAGGTACATCAATTTCAATGTTTGTGTTTGTTTCAGTACCAGTTGCTGTAATTATCAAGTTAGACTTACGTCTGACACGCGCTCTAGACTCTACTCTTTTCGTTAAAGGCCTTCCGTATTTATCAGTCGTAGGTATACCATGTTCATTCAGAACCGCTTTATTGACTAATACTCTTTGATTCATTGGAGGTCTCATTATATCAACCTCCCTGTTCTACCTGTGGATGTCTTTCGTTCCTCAGCAAGTATTCCGTCTATAATCGCTAGTAGTGATGGAGATAGCTTTTCATGATTGAATACGACTTTAACATCTTTAACCGTATAGTCTTCAACGTTATGGCGCTTAAGCACTCCAAAGCCTTCTTCTTCCGCTTCTAACTTATAATCAAGTTGCAGATAAACCATTCTCGGTGTTAACTCGATACCAGGAAAGTAATCCTTAATATCTTGAATGGCCGAAAACAAATACTTCGGTAAGTCTCCACTTGGTACTTCATTAATGTATCCAGGTAATGGCATGATGTTCATGTATGCCACTGTGCCATCGATTAATGATTGATGTTGTTCCAATGTTTCCATAACATCACACCTTTACATTATTCTGCTGCTGCTTCTAATGCTTTCACGTAGTCAGCTTTTACTGCTCCATTTTTACCTGTAGCAACAACTTCAAGGCCTTTTTCTTCGACTAGTGCTTTCAGTTCTTCTACATCTAAGTCTTTATAAGATTTTTCAGTTGTTTCAGTTGCATCTTCAACCGTCACTAAGTCTTTCACGTTCTCATACTCTTCTTGAGTAAGGTCTAAAGACTGTCTAAAATAAGCTTGTCCTTTGTGAATTACAGTACCTTTATCTACATATACTTTTGGCATCTTTAAGTCCTCCTATTAATTAAAAAATAAGACTGCACTAATTAAAGTACAGTCATTAATACAGTTGAGTTAATTGCTTGTAATGCAGGAATTGCAACTTCTCCAACGATTGTTTTTTCGCTTGATGGGTCTTTTTCGATAACAGTCTGAACATATTTACCTGGAACATAGTTATTTTCAACTGAAGGACCAGTAAATGTTTTACCTAATTGAGCTGCACGAAGTACTACTTTTCCATCTTCTAAGTTTTGATGTACTTTTACAGTACCATCCAATTGTTCGATACCTGTGATATTATCATCAATTTGAATTGGTGGTAAGCCTAACTCTGTAAGTAATTCATATACACTTGCATCTCTAACGATTCGAGTATCTGTAGAGTTACCATAGATTTGACCTTTTAGTTCCGGATTACGTTTAAATGCTGAGAACGTCTTAGAGTTCATAACAATGTAATCAGGCTTTTTGTTGCCATTTGTTTTTTGGTACTGTTCTACTGCACTTACTAAATCAGCAATTGGAGTACCTTCAGGCGTATTCCATTTGTTAGTGATTTTAATGTCATTTTCTGATGGACGCTTTAACTTCACATCGATTTCAATTTTATCTACCGGATTTGAATATTTAAACTCTCCGCGGTAAGTTAAACCAGCTCTTAAAAATTCTTTAATATCATCTACACCGTAAGATAAGTCAGCAATCTTTAAGAATACTTTCTCGATTACCGCTTGTCGTTCTTGTGGATCACGTGGCTTGTTGAATTGTAATAACTCAACCTCATCTAAGTAATAACCATGTTGAATCTTTGTTAATTCAATCATTGCTTTTTCGCCTTCGCCTTTCGAACGTAATGGCGCTCCGCTATTAAAACCTGTGATAGATGCAGCTGCACGAACAGTATCATATACAACATTGTAAATCGCATTGATGTCATAAGTAACTTCCTGTGGGAATGCTTCTGCTAATGGATAGTTATTTGTATTTCTATTATCTGCTTCACGTACAAATGCTTGTAGTGTAGCATCGTTAAATTCTTTAATTTCTAACATCTATTAATTCCTCCTATTTTTTATTAGACATCGAAGTGGAAACGTCCGATAGTCGCTTTGATAAAGTTGTCTGTAACTCCTGTTGTACGCTCTTTAATAACTGATGCTTCACGTACTGCAGGTGCTAAAGCATCTTCTTTCGCAAATACTTTTACATCATTAGCAGTTAATACCGCACCTGACATTGTTTCTGGTGTCGATTCTTGAACCAATTCAAACTTGTTCGACTCTGCATTTCTAAAAACTGCAGTTCCGGCTTTTACAACTGTATCTGCTGAAAATTTAGAACCATCTAATAATACGTTACCGACAGTGTATTCCACGTTTTTTGCATCACGTAAGAATTCCGGTGCTTTTTTGAAGCTGTCTACTTTTCTAGGGTTAAACATTTAACTTCCTCCTTATTCTTTTTTACCGAGTAATTTATCGGCCATTGATTTTCCAAGTTCACTTGGGTCTGGGTCTTTACCACCATTTCCTTGTTGTCCTCCAGGATTAAGGTTATTAGGTGGCTTAATACCGTCTTGCTTATCACTATCATTGTTACCTGGTGGTGTCTCGTCACTATTAACCGGAGTAAATAAGTAACTATCTGATTCTCTTAATGAACTGATAGCTTCATCTAAACCTTTAATAGTTCCGTCATCTTGAACTTCAAGAGATTCACGATCAATTAATTTAAGAACAGCTTTAGGATTATGTGCATCTTTAGCAGTTGCGACTTCAATTGCAGCATTTAGAATGATGTCTCGGCGCTCATCTTTTAATTTTTTATTCTCTTCGCTGTACTCATTCACTTTCTTCTGCAATTCAGGGTCAATCTTTGGATTGTTCTCTAAGTCTTTTAACTGCTTATCACGATTCTCTAGATCCTTTTCAAGCTCATCAATCTGAGTGTCTTTACGACCTACAGTTTTACCATGTTCTTTCATAATTTCATTAATCGTTTCTACTTCAAGTCCTAAGTCCTCTAAAAATTTTCGTCTCATACTATTTCTCCTTCTCGTTTTTATTCGCTGAACGACAGCGTTAGGATAGTACAATACGTTTGTACAAACGTTTCGACTTTTTGCGACTTTCGACAGGTCGAGTGGTATCCACCACCATCGAGATACTTAAGTGATCACTATTCCTTTCTGGACGTGAGTTTTAAAGCTATCCATAATAAAGAGACCTTTTAACGTCATGTCTAGGACGGATTGTTACTTAATATATTTACTTTTTTTAATAAAAGTGTGATTTATAAATTTTCGTGATACTATCTTTATAAGAAAGCGAGGTGTTTAAATGGCTAAAAAGAATAACAAACAATCTTCAAGTAAAATGGCTAAACTTGCAAGCAAAGTGTTGAAATCTAATAAAAGTACAAAGTCAGCACGTTCTTTAGCAGGAAGTGTACTAGCTCAAGCAAGAAAAACAACAAAAAAGAAAAAGTAATCGATAACCTCTCGCTCTAGAGAGGTTTATATAATTCATATAAAGCTTCGATATTATCCTTTAAAAATCCATGCAGAGTTAACCCTATGCGATTGACTGTGTCTTCAGAATGAATTCCTTCATCAGTTTCGAATCCTGACTCATGTAATAATCCATGTGTAATCTCATGTGCAAGAGTTTTTCTTTTATGCTCAGCACTAAGTGATTTCATTAATAATATTTCATGGTCAAAATAATCAATTATGCCTACACAGACAGTTCCATCATCATTCTTAGGTTTCTTTCGTTCTATTACTTCATAATCAATATGCCCTATCCTTAACTTCATAAGGTTCACCCCTCATCATCTTCTTAAACTCTTCAAATTTACTCGGATTATTACGCTTGATATTTCGATATGCACCAACATTCTTTGGCGCTTTATCACCTAATATCGCTTTCATCTTTATGTAATGCTTATCTTCTTGTCTTGCGATACGTTTCTTATCCTGGTCTTGCTTGTATGCATCTTTTTGTTTTTGTGCTCTTGGATCAATATCAGGATTAAATGACTTCGCTTTAACAACAGCTTTATTGATTTCAGACTGACTTTTATATTCAATTACAAATGGTCTGATTCGACACTCACAATTTGGATGTAATGGAAATAGTTTGTATACATCGATGTGAGGGAATCTTTTATCTTTTCCATCGATACTGAAGACGTGGTTACGATATCTTGCGCATACGCCACAGGTAGGCTCTCTACCTGTTATCGTCACGAGATTGACACCCGCTTCTTCATATCTAGTTAAATGACCATGATTCGTTGCTGTCCTCATTTTCGTTCTGACCACTGTACGTGAGTAGAAGTCTAAAGGTAACTGTTTACCATCTACAGTCTTAAACGAAGTAAATCCGTCTTGCAGGAATGTATCTGATACGCGCTTTATGATTGCTTCACGATTGTTGCCATCTAACATCCCTTTGCTTATATCACTTCTGACTGCTTCTAATGTCTGCATATAAGTACTATTAAAGTTTTCTTTAGCAGTTCTAATTGCTGCTTGCATGTCTAACATCGTATCAGTAACGATATTCGATAATGCTTCAACGTTAGCTTGTGTCTTAAAGTCTGCCTGCACTACTCCATCAACAATAGCTCGACCATTCAACTGTATGCCTTGCTCTTGTAAATCTTCTGTAGCTTCATCAATCGCAATAAAATAGGACTTCGCTAATTCAACAGGTAACACCTCTTGAACAGTAAGTCCTAGTTCATCAAATATTTTATTGATTGTCAGTAATGTCTTTTGTACATCTTTATCTTTTAAATGATCAGTATTATGCAGGAGCGATACAATGTGCTTCTTCAATTCATCAATCAGCAATGTTAATTGTTCAGCGTTCATTTAATCACATCTTTTCAATAAGACTGAATAACCTACCAATATCTTCATGTGTGTGTCCGTCCCATTCAGGTGCAAACTCTAATTCTTTAACTTTATACATATCCCAATACTCATTTGTATGATAATGATAAGTATATTGTCCTTGTGGTGTTTCTACACCAACGATAAACATCTCACCAGGTTCTCCAAACATTGTTCCATCATGATGCTGTTTTGACTTCCAGGCTTTATCTTTGTAGCTGTTACAAATCACTGCGAACAACACTGCTCTATCATGATATAGTTGTCCAAAAGTGTGGTAACCATCTGAAATATCTTTGGTATTTATCAATCCTTGGTCTTTCCAATGTTGAATATCTTCATTCGTGTTATTTGTATTAGCTTTAGCGTTTGCTATTCTCATTCTTTCACTTATCATTTTCAATACCTCCTACTGGATTTCCTAGTTCATCGAGTGGCGTCCCATCAGATTGTCTATTGTTTAAGAAGTTATTCAACGTATTATTGCCATTCAATACGCTCATGCTATCTTGTGATGTCGATTCTGACTTGATACGTTCAACCTCTTCATACACCCATTCATCTGTCTTATCAGGATTGTTCAGTCTCACTGTCTCTTCAAGCGATTGTACTTTAGCATTGTACTTCGCAATATTCGCATCAGTGATTTCCTTTTCTGGCACTGGAATCATCGCTTGAACTGTTATGTTAGGCTCTTCAATGATGATACTGTCATTCTCTTTATTCGCTAACCATAAGGCACTCTCGAATAACTTCTTAAGGAATTCAACATAATCATTTCTGATTTGCTCAGCTTTCATCAATGAGATAAGTAAGTCATAGAACTTTGCTACACCGGACTGAGGACTTGCAGTATCTGTCCTTACAAATTCCATTGCTGCTTGTGATGTCTGAGTTTCTGCTAACATCCCTCTGATAATGTCTTTAAGATAAGCCATATCACCTATTTTATCGACATCAATCTGATGTATCTGCATGACTTGACCATTCTCACCGATTTCTTGTATCTCTAAATCTCTATGATCAATCTTGTTTTCATCGCCATATCTATCAGCTGCAATTGCTCGAAGTGTATCCATTGTTTCACTTGTAATACTGATTCGTGGCTTACCATTACGCTCAAATGTCTGTGATGCTCTTGTTAACGTCCAGTTCACTTCGTCTTGTCGCCCTGCAAGTCCTTTAAGTTCAGATGAACCTAGCTTATTATAGAACGTTGCATTATTCGCAAGATAAGCTATAAACGAACGTTTACGACCTTCAAACTCTTGATATAACTGTTCGATGCCTATTTTTTCTTGAATGAAAGATAAATCTTCTACCTCTTCAAGTTGAGATTCACCATTTCTTCTGAATAACTTATGAAGTATAAGAAGTCTGTCATCATCTTCACGTTCGGTATAGATATGGACGTAATCAATACCTGATTCTTTCTCTTCTTCAGTTTGAGGTAACTCATATACTAAATCATATCCATGCCCATCATCATGAGGATAATAAACATTACGCTCTTTAAACATTAACTTCAACTGTCCGTTTACCATGGAAGGCACTGCTACGATACCACCATCAACTAACAATTGAGTAATGTTCATCTTATGATCAATCTTTGAGTTCTTAACAATCTGGTCTATCGTCTCTTGCTGCAAGTCAATGACTTCACTGTTGTACGAATCATCAACTGTACCCTCAATCATCTTCGCTTCTTCTGTCGTTGTATCATTCGCTAGTTGCTCTTTATTAGGGAAGTTAGTCTTAACCTTACCAATCCCTCGACTGATTAACAGCGAAGGTGTATCAACGATAATTTTACAGATATTAAGCATCAAATAAGGTGTCATTACGTTCTTAGCGTTATACTCTCCGTATTGCAGAATATCTATTATCTCGCCTTTACTGATTAACTCTTTAGCTCTAGGAAAGATATTCGCATGTTTACCATCGTATAAATCACGATAGAAATACATGTCACCATGCTTTTTCTTTATAAAGTCTTTATCAAACTTCTTCCATTCGTTCATTGTCGCCCTCCTTTACCATGCACTTTGTTGTCTAATGTAGTCGCCCTTAGGAACTGCTACATCATAATCATCAAGTCCGTACCACATAGCCGAGAATGTATGCGGGTCAATATTGAACTGATCCTCAATGATTTCATCGTTATTGTTAGTCTTATATGTTAAGTCTTGCAGCTCATCGATATGATTTACACATTTATCTGAACATATAATACGTTTGAAACGCTTCACTTTTTTTGTGTATTCGGCACGTGAACCGGCATACTTCTTAGCTTTTCTTAGATTCATACCTTTTTTGTTTAGATATTTGATTGTACTGTCCTCATGGTCAGCTTTAATTAGTGTTCTGCCTAGATAAGCTAACTCCTGGTACAGTTCTTCATCATCTTGCTCTTTCGTATAGACTTCATCATAAATGTATAACCACATATTCTTTTCATCTATGGCCATTCGTGATAATGCGTTGAATGAAGTAACAAAACCAAAATCGAGACCATTCTTTAATAATCTTGCACTCGTTCTGTTTACTACTTTCATTACTTCATCATGCGCCATGACTTCGAATTGAGGTAATACCTTCTTACCATTTGCTCCGAATTGTCCTAGTCTAGCAACTCGATGCAGATCAATATCATAGTTCTTCATATCATCAAGCTGTGCAATATAATCATCAGGTAAAAAGTAGTTATCATCAGCTGTTGAATGATGATAGTAGGTGTCCCCTAAAACGATTGTCTTTTCTTTGTATAAACGGTAATCATCTAACTTTATGACTTTCGCATCTTTGTTGATAAAGAAATGAAGATATGTCCAATTACTTTTACTCACCGGATTCGTAGACAATATCATGTAGTTTCTTAATCGCGGATGTCTTAAACGACCAATTAACTCTTTAAATCCTGCATACTTTATCTCTGAACACTCTTCTAACCATATCAGTGAGATGTCATTAATCGATTTCAATTTACCTGGCTTATCCATTCCTTTGAAAATAATCTGACTTCCATTTGGAAATGTTATCTTCATAGGACTTGTAGTAAGCCTTACACCTTTTGTATTCAGTTCTAAGTCGTATATGATCTCTTCAAAGAGCGAGAAACAAGAATCTCTAATAGTCTCAAATACTTCACGAACAACTAACGCTTTCCGCTTCTCAGATATCAATTTAAGAATGATCTTTAATGCAACATGATATGATTTACTGCTACCATAACCACCGACAAGGAATTGAAACTTCTGATTCCAATCAAACAAGAATTCTTCAAAGCGAGGATTAACTTCTTTATTCAACTGAACAGCTTCTGTCATTCTCGTCCCTCTTTTCTTGTGATTAAGATTTCTAAAGGTTTATCAGATTGTGCTCCATTCTCATTCTGTTGCTTAATCTGCGTTAATTGTTCCTGCATAACTGCAACTTGCAACTTACGATAATCATCATCAGCTGCATGTAATGAGAACTGTTTCAACGCACTTCTTAGTTCAGCCATCGCTCGTGATTGTGCACTTAAAAAAGATGCATACTTTTCATAAGCGAATGAAATCTTATATCCATCTCCAAACTCACTCGTAGATGTTATTTCACTCGTATGATCGTTAGCATCTTCTACCCACATTACTTTTTGTGCTCTTATTATTGCTGCAAACTGTATTTGTATCTGAGCCCATATAATATCTGCTGCATCCATTGAATCAGCTATGCCCATAAGCTCCATCGTCTCTTTAGGAATGTATCTACTCAGTAATCCATGCTTCACAGCAAAGTTGTTCCGTTCTGTGAACTGATTAGGCGGATTAGGATTACCACTCTTTCTTCTTATATCTGTTGTATCTTGTGGATGCTTCTTTTTTGCAACTTTCTTGGTTGCATCCTTTTTCTTGGTTGCAACCTTATTCCACCCTTCACGACTAATTTTAGATTTCAATGTACCTAATTTAATGTCGTGCTTTTCAGCTAAATCCTTAAGCTTAAATTTACCTGTGTCATAATCTTCTTTTACTGCGTCCCAATTTGTACTCATGCATCATCAACAACTTCAATCTCGTTCATCTCATATCTCACAACCTTTACGTTACTAAACTCTATTTATTTTATTGCATTAAAAAACACCCACATAAGTGAGTGTTGAATATTACCTTAAAATTTTAAGAGATGTATTCGCATCATCTTCGTTTTCATAAGGTCCTTCTAAACTTATTTGTTCAACAGCTTTAGTTAATATCACTTTATCATTTCCAATTTCAACGACATCTTTTTCTTCAATTTCGTTTCTAACGATAAAAGCCATAGTACTACTTTTATTATTAGCAGCGACCATCTTATAAATTTTGCTAACTATATCGCCTGAAATCAAATGATAATTAATTTTATAATAGTTATAATCCATAGTTACACCCCCTCCCTTTATATCCTAATAATACAAAAACCACCTAGTAATTACTAGATGGTTTCCATGCATATTTTTTGAAAGGAGATTACTCATGGCAAAGTAAACGAAGAACCGCTAGGTTCATGCAGTGCGAGGTACAAAAACAAGTTTTTGATTAATTGTAGTGTACTACGCTCCGACCTACCTCCCATTTTAAATTAGAATTATAGGTTATGTCACGATATGTAAATCTGTAAGTTTTGTAAGTTTTGAAAGGTCTTAAAATTTATAACTTCACTTTATACTTTCTAGTAAAGTTCGTATAGAAATACTGATAGAATGTAACTCTTCAAAGATTTCGTCAAAAACTTTATCGAATTCTTTGATTCCTTTGTAAGATGGTATTTTTTTCAATTCATCTTCATTTTCAGAAGGATCTAATTCTTTAATATAATCGAAACTATTTCCCTCAATTTTAATTAGTTCTTTATCTAAGTGCTCCTTAAATTCTTTATAATCACGAATATTTAAGTACTTTAACAACAAACCTAAATTTAAATTTTTTAAATGCTCTAAATTGCTAGCTTCTTCCAAAATGAGCTCATTCATTATCAAACTATTTCTTAGATTTGATAAGTTATCCATCAACGAACCTAGTTTCTTTAATGTATCATCCCTTTGTTTTTTGGGGCGGAGTTGAAGACTATATACAAAGTATTCTATTCGGTCTTCTGTTAATTCCATATATGTTGATTCTAATTCCGATAGTTTGTTTTCAAATTCTTTTAATTCGTCGAGATAGTTTTTCAACATTTCAATTTTAGTAGTGACAAACAATCTATATCTATTATCGGACTCCACTTTTCTTATATTATCAATCTGTTGTTCATTTTGTATTTTAGCAACATATATAACTGATAAGGAACCTATTATGCCCCCCAAAATACTTCCCCAAAAACCTATCCAGACTTTTGTACCACCTTTAATATCAGCAATATTTATAAACTCATAATTCCAACCATTTGAAAGAAATTTACCAATCATATAAATACTTAATACAAAAATAACTAATAGCGTTCCCATTTTTATTTTATTTTCTGTTATAAATTTTTGTTTATCATTAAACAAACCGTATAATCCCCAAAAAGTTATGGCGAAAGTAAAACCAGAAACTGAATATATCAACAACCAATCTTCCAATAAACTCACCTCAATAATAATAATACAAAATCCCCCTAGCTTTCACTAGAGGGAAAATATCAATCTTTTAATATTTCTGCAATTTCATTTATGATCTGGTGTATTCTTTGAGCTGATAGTTCAACAGTCTTTGCAATCTTGTCGTATGCTACACCTGACAATACCATGTTAAATATCATCGCTTGTTTTTCATCCGTTATTCTGTCCCAACGGTTTTGAATGTATCTCACTTTCGCTTCATACTTAGCAATTACTGTATCCTGCTTCATTAATCTTTGCACTTCTCTAAGTATTGGATCAGATGTCTGTCCTTGTGGTTTAGGCATTGTTGCTTCAATTCCGTACTGTGAGATATTCGCTCCACATACATCCTCAATGTATTCCTTTCTAAGTTTAGCTACTACCTTCACATTCATCTGATAATCTTTAATCATTCTTACAATTTGGTTGGTCGTATAAGTCATGGTTTATTGTTCCCCTTTATAAGTAGTTGTAGATGATTCCGTTATTGCTTGTGATTGGTCTTTTATTTTCTTTAAACCAGGTATATGGAATACTGGCTCTGTTTAACGTTTCCTTGAGCTCATTTAGTTCTTGGATGTCTAATCTATATAACTCGTTAAACTTCGTAAATAAGATAAGAATAAAGCAAATGCCACCCTTTTCATGAGTCTTGGTCAAGTACTCAATCTGGTGCTGTTCGATATTCTTAAATGGCAGATTGGTCAGTGATGTCTGCTTTGTATCGAATGCGATAAACTTACCGTCATGAATTCCTATAAAGTCGACTGTTGATTTCTTGGTGTACCTGGCATCAAATATCTTTCCATTCCTGCTCCTATGTGTCATAGGTGTTGGAATCTTATTGATTGTCGCTATACCTTTTAAATCGTATTGAATATTGGATCGTTCGATTAAGGTTTCGAGGTATTTACCTCTATTACGTTGACTTGTTTTCTTTTGCATCTCTACCTCCCAAGAAGTTCTTTAATACGTTTATAGATGTCTTTATCCTTAGTAGTTTCTATTCTGTCTTGCATGATTCTCAGCGTTTTTTCTATCATATGCTTGTTCAATGTCGTCAAGTGTGAATGCGTAGTGGTCAGCCAATACGAGTAAGTGTGCGTAAGTTTTGTGTAACTCGTCTGATTTAATTAGATAATTAATTTTACATACATCACCTAAATAATCAGTCACATCTTTTACCTGTTCTTCAGTAGGAATATATTTATTTATTTCTCTTACATGATACTCTGTATTGAAATCTGCTTTATTTAATATAAGATGCAGGAAGTGAATAACGTCTACTAACTCGTCGATGATACGGTCAGGATTCACTGCTTTCTGTTTCCAATACTTCCATAAGTCGTGACACTCATTGACCAACTCATGTAGTTCTACTCTTAAAGCGATAGAGTGCTGAATGTTTAAGTAGTTCTTCCACTCTGCCTCGCTAATCCCAAACTTTTCTCTAATCATGCTGTCTAACTCTTCCTGTTTCTTGCTGAACTTCTCGAATAACTCGGTTGTCATTTTAATCATTACTTATCCCTCTCTTCTCATCACTTTATGTTCTTTTACTTTGTAAAATTCTTTATATGGTACTTCTAATACTTTCAGGTAATCCTTAGCACATTGTTTGTTTGAAAAGGATTCAACAATCTGATTCTGAGAATCAATTACATTCCAGTCGCTATGTGAGTATATAATTTTCATTCAGTTTCACCTCGTTTCAAATCAGTCATAATTTTTAGCACCATCATCAATTCATGTTTGGCAATCTTCCACTTACCTTGTTCAATAGGTCCTGCACTTTCATCATCAGCTCTAACTTTGTAATACTCGTACTTTTTCTTCAGAACATCTACTAACTCACTCCATCGCTTTTCAAGTTCATCAGCGCGTTTATTTGATTCAGATAAAGCCTTTTGCAATTCTTCAACCAACGTATCATTACTAGAAGCGAGAATACTTAAGTTAAGACTTTTCTCTAACTCATCAGCACGTTGTTTTTGTTCAGCATATAACTTATTCCAAAAAATATGACTACTTTCTATTATGAAATCATCTCCATGTTTAAGATGTACAAAAGTTTCTCCAGTGAATTCTACATTCCATTCCTTTTCTTGATGATGTAACTTATCCCCTACTTTAATCATTCGTCATTCTCCTTTTTAAATAAATCAAATAAGTCATATTCTTTACCTGTTGCTACTTCAACTAAGATTACACCTGACAAGCATTTAACTATCATGTTAGTTACTTCTTTGATTTCTTTCACAATCCCTCTCTCCTTTCGTGAGTTAGTCTTCATTACTCCGTTTTACTCTGTTTTTGTGTGATTTAGTCTGCATCTAATTTTGTCTATCCACGTTGGATTTAAAGACACCTTCGAATGATGGAATGAACCATCAAACATCATGCCATACGAACGAATACCATTGATTCGCAGTACTTCCTCTAAATCCTGGTTATAACTAATCATTACGTTAAACCATATATCTCGATAACCTAGTTTTTTATATATGTTTATGTTATTCAAAACGAAATTCTCTAAACGGTTAGAACCGTCAATTAAAAATGGTGGAATATTGACATGAGCTGTTTTACGTTTTATCATTCGTCATTCTCCTTTTCTCAATCTATAGTGGAGGTAATAAAACAATAGGTCTTCCCAGTCCCACTTGCGTTTTTTACCGACATTAGACCAATACACTTTTCTAATAGGTGTTTTTCTCATTCGTCATTCTCCTTTTCAAGTTGTTCCATTTTACTTAAAACATCTGCATAAGCTAAATCTTCTAAAAAATGAGTTTCATTTTTATCAAATACACTGTTTAATTGTTCCTTCAACTCATTCCACATCTTTTCATAATCCACAATCCCTCTCTCCTTTCAGTTAATCTAAACAAGGTAGTGTTCTTTTAATATTTCTTTGTAAATTATCAATAGCTATAAGAATGTCTTTAGCTGACGCTTCATGTCTATTAATTAAATCAATTCTCAAATTATCTAAGTCAACACACACTTCCCACAATATATCGTCCAACTCATTGATACGTTCTACAACTCTCATATCTGCGCTTGTTTCACCATGAAAAGCGATTCCCTCTGTTAATTGCTCTGCACTAATTGTTGATTTAATTTCCATCTCTCATTTCCTCCTTGTGATTTACTTATCAGCTACATACTCATAGAAATCTATTTTATTTTTAAGTTCTTCATCACTCATATTTCTAACGAGTTCATCATCTACATGTATATCTTCGATAAAGTGGATAAGTCCTTTAAGTGCGTTTTCTAAATACTCTCTAGGACATTCTTCGTTCTCCCAGTAATTTGTGCCTTCTTTAACCCACTCTTGCATGTTGTTTCCTCCTTGTGATTTTAAACTTAGGTTACTCTAGGTTATTCGTTAGGTTGGTTCAACAACTCTGGATGCTCGTGAATGTTGCCGATCACTCTTGCTTCATCTGAATATTCATATAACGCACCTAAGTATTCTTTATCAGTTTCAATAAACCAACTTCCTTGACGCATTACAACAAACCCTTTTTCGTACCAACACTGCACTATATCCCCCTCAAAAATCTCCTTACCATTTACATCAGCAAGTCCAGTTGATTGCATAATAACTGTGTCTAAGTAAGGAGGTATATCGTCATAAGGTAAAATATATCTCATGTCGTAAGTGACAATCCCATCTACAGTTATTTCAAAATATATTTTATCTACATTATCTGGATAAAGCATTTCATCGTGTTCTTTATCCCAAGCTCTAAACTTCGGTATCATACTTTCTCCTCCTTAAAATAACTCCATCTGTTCTCCATGCTGTAGCAATCCTTTATTATCTTTAGACCACAGCAGTACTAACTCTCCGTCAATCCTTTCGAATACTTGAATAAAAGGACTATTGTATTTTCTAATTGATTCTAGAAACTCATTAACTGAGCCTTTAAATCCATAGTTCGTGTGCTGCTTTCTTAACCCTGTGCCATGTTCTACCATCATGTCTCTATACTTATCCATGTAGCACCTCAATAATCAAATATCGTTACCTGCAATCCAGGTACGTAATCAGCTTTATTTTCATAAAAGCGTTCCATGTCGTTCATTGAATCGAATTCCTCAACATAGACTTCTGATCCAACATCTAATGCGACATAGGTATCTCCCTTTTCTTCGTCTGCATCAACTGAGAAGTAGATAGTACCGTAATGGTTATCAGTACTATCAGTCTCCCAATTATTTCGCATGTAATGATTGAAGAGTTGTCTCCACTTGCTATAACTTAAGAACTTAATCATCTCGCATCAGCGACTTTGTTATCACGTTCTAAGAAGCTGATTATTCTGTCTGCATAATCCACAATCTTCTTAAGTTCGTTGATTTCTTCATCCTTACGACCTGTTCTTGTCGCATATTTGATGATGTTACCAATCATGAAACCTTTATACGCTTCATAGCTAAATTGAGATTCTAGGAATCCGATGACATCTGTACCTAATCCATTTGGAGCATAATGTGATGGTGGATTGATGTTTTTTATAGCCAGTTCTTTATTTTCAATCTCGCTTAATAATTGAGATTGGATTAATTTATTTCTATCAATATTGAGAGTTAAACGAGGACCTTTTTCCCATTTCGCATTTGAAACATTATCATTTTTCGACATCAATGCTTCATATGATTTTTCCAACGTTTCAAAATCAGTTTCTAGCTTTTGTATAGTATTTTGTTTATCTTCTAACTGTTGTTCATAGCTTGTAACTAACTCTGTCTCTTTATCCTGGTACTCTTTAATTACTTGATTCGCTCGTTGTAACGATTCTTTCAAGTTCTTGTTCGCTTCAGCTGATACTTCAATCGTTCGTTTGTGTTGATTCAGTTCTTTCTCGTACTTCGATGTTAAGAATCTGTCGTTCATCTTTAATGCGTCTGCACTCTTTTTATCTAAACGATCATAAGAATGTTTTAATGATTTAATGTCACGTTCTTTAGCTTTGATATTTAAATCTTTTAACTGTAGTTCTTCATCTTTTTTCGTAATGGTTGCTTCAAGTTCCTTGATTCTATTCATAAAGTCCTTACGTTCTACATTCAATTTAGTGACTTCTTCTTTGTGCTTATCTCTATCATCAGTGACTAACGCCAAGTTCACTTGCAAGTCATCGACAATCTTCTGATGTTCTACTTTATCAACTACATCGTTAACAGGAATAGTGCTTGCACCTTTATTCTTTTCTACTGGCTTTGTCTTAACTACTGGCACTTCATCAACAATAAGTCCCTGCTCTCTTTCTGCCTTTAACTTTTTGAATTCTTTCATATTCTCACTTCTAAATTGCAGTAGCGTTTGATATGCCACACCAATTTTAGTTGCTGCTTCTTTCAACGTTTTCGTTTCATGAATGATTTGATCAACCTCTTTTATTACTAAACCTTTTAATGTCTTTGCCATAATTAAATCTCTCCATTCTCATCGATGTTTATCAGTTCATCGATTGTCATATTTAATTTCTTACACAAACTGTTCAATGTATCTGTAAAGTGTCGTTTTCTATTAAGTTCGATATCGCCGAGATAACTTTTAGATATTCCTATAGATTCAGCAAATTCACGTTGTGACATTCTTTTATGTTTTCTAATCCATCTGACTTTTGCGCCAATATTCACATTTCCGTACTGCATAATCAGGCTCCTGTCCTAGCGTTAAATAGATCGGGATAACGCTCAATGTATTTCTTCGGAATAGGCGCACCTGCTTCAATCATTCGAATAACAGTCTGTCTACCGCTATCCACCACTTTTCTCTTTCGTATCGGTGTGGTTGCTGCTTTTTTCAGCGACCATTTGAAAGTGAAATGACGGTGCCAGAATATATTCTTGTTGATGCCATTTTCAACTGCTATATCGCTCCACTTCTTGTATTCATCAGAAGTATTGTTAAATCTTTCTTTAGGACTTGTTATCGCTTCTTCAAACGTCATACCTCTTTTGACCACTCGTTCTCTATAAGCGTTGTAACTAACCTTTGAACGGTGTTTGTTCTCTATCCAATATTGTCCCATCGGTGTAGCTTTCATAAGTATCTCCCCTTACTCATATTCAACTGTGTGAGGTATTGTCATACCTGCGTATGTTTCTTCTTTAGTTTCTTTCACGACTTTATAAATAATTGTTTTATCTGAACCATGATCGGTTAGTTCGATACGAGCGACATCATCGATGCCGACCTCATATACGAATAACTCACATCTAATACTTTTGATTGTCATAGGAACATATCTAAACTCAGCTGCCCGAGTTCTTCCTCATGCAATAGATTGTTATCGTCTTTAAATGTCTGTAATTCTTCATTAGTCATCTCTTTGCTGACATGTCTGAGAATGTGTGTGTTATATCCCTGTACGAAAAATGTCCCTTTCGTTCCATAAGGTACAACTACTGCCACCTTCTCATTATATTGATTAAATAAGTGAAATCTCTTTAGTAAACTCATAAGTTCGCTCCTTGGTCATATAATTCATGGTTTATATTGTGATTGAGTTGATTGACATTAAACTTGTTGTTGGTCTTATCATCTCTATCGATGCACATCTTTATTTTTATGCCACCTTTTTCTCTGGTCATGAGTGTGACATATCCCTTAATACCTTTGGTCGATAGGTATTCCTGGATTGCATATTCTTCTGAATAGAATCCTGTTTCTTTAAAGTGCTGATCAAAGTGCTTTGTGACATCCGAATTCAAGTAATAGACTTCTGATTTTGACATTTGAATCACTCCTTTAATACATTAAATTAGAAGGGCAAATCATTATCCTGGATATCGATTGGGCCTGATGAATTAGCAAATGGATTTTCATGTTGTTGCGAGTATCCGTTATTTGCGTTATTTTGCCCTCTGTTAACGTTTTGGTTGTTTTGGTTATTGTTGTTCGTCTGAGTATGATTCGCTTGTTGTACGCTGTTATTTTGCTGATTTTGACTATTCTTTGATTCTAGGAACTGAACGCTGTCACAAATCACTTCTGTAACGTATACACGCTGTCCTTCTTTGTTATCATAGCTGCGTGATTGGAGACGACCTTCAACTCCTGCTAATGAACCTTTGTTGAGATAGTTATTTACGTTTTCGGCTTGTTTACGAAATACGATACAGTTGATAAAATCAGCTTGTCGTTCACCTTGCGCATTAGTAAAGTTACGATTGATTGCAAGTGTAAAGGTTGCTACCGAAACTCCTGATGGTGTTACGCGATATTGTGGATCAGCCGTAAGCCTTCCTACAAGCACAACTCTATTTATCATTTTTGTAATACTCCTTTAAATATTCTGATTCGTAACCATGTTTCTCAATATCCAATACCGCTTCTAATTTGCTAACGGGTATGTCGATGAATTTATAGTCATAAGTTTCTAGAATTGAATCTGGATTTAAACTATTTAAAGCATCTGGTCCCCACTTCTCTTTAATCGCTTTATCAAGATTTTTCATATCCTCATACCAATTTTTATAAGTTTCTTCATTAGCCGGTTTTGTATCGTTTTCCCAAACCATATAAGCTCTTTCAACATCATTAAGTTCTACATCTCCATACTCATCATCATAACTTGGCCATTCGTGATAATTAGAACACATGTAACGTCCTTTCTGATTTTTACGCTCGAATACCATCACTTTAATTCGTCTCATTTCATTTCCTCCATCATTTCATTAATTTGTTTAATCATTGAATCTGCAAAATCAAGAAACTGTCCTCTGTCGACATCTTCCTCTGATGCCCTCACGTTATGCCTAGCAATAACGACCTGTACTTTTAATTCCTTAACTTTAGTCTTAAGCTGTCGCAGTTTCTGTTGGTCCATATTCCTCAATCCCCTTTCGCGTTTGTAACTCGTGGTCCTTTTGTGCTACCAGGACACGCAACTCTAATTCGTTTGAAGCCCAGTCAATCATGTGTTGTGCATATCGTTCTGTACAGTTGAGTCGTCTCATGATTTGTTCTTTAGTCATGCTTGATCACCTCCGTAATATCTTCTAATACAGAAACTATGCCACCAGTTAGTTTACTTAGCACACGTTCTTTCATTTTCAGCTCCTGCAATCTTTCATTTGATACAACTACAAAGTTTTCATCGTAAAGTAGCTTTGCATATTCCTTAATTGCTTGTTCTTTCGATTGTTCTTTTTGTTGATCTTTAATTTGTTCTAACTGCTCAAAATCCCGTTTATAATCTTGTTTTTCGCTTTTTCTATCAACTAGCTTGTCGATTGTTCTTTTAAGAATATCTTCAACATACTGTATCGTTCTGTATTCAGGATTTAGAAATGTTGGTGTACCTAAACCAAACTTTTCATCCATTTCGATTTTCTTTGGTGATAAATCTGTTGCGTGCGCGCAATCGAATCCGATAACACCATCATTCTCATAAGTGATTCCTCTGTGAAAAATGCAATCTATTACATCTCTTTCTTCATCATTTTTTGGAATGTAGTGCAAGTAACCACATAAATGACCTAGATGTTCATATCTAACAATTTCATATCTGATACCTTTATACATTCGGCTTTTAAAATTACCTTCATTTTTCACAAGTTCTTTCATTTCCTTAAGTTCCATTCGTTTCACTTCTCCTTTTGTATGTTTATTGCATTCTTCTGTCTGCACCATCTAATGTTAAAAACGTTGCACCATTGCATATTCTTGAATAAGCACGTTTCAGCATAAAATCTGATGGCATTTCATTTATAATGTCTAAGTTCGTTGTATAGATTGTATTCAAGCCTTGGCGCTTATTCGTGATCTCGTATAACTTCTCACATGCCCAGTCTGTTTGCTTGTTTGCTCCTACATCATCCAGGACCAATAAATCTACTTCACTAACTAATCTCATGATTTTTTCTTCTGTATCATCATTCTTTTTATTGAACGATGCTTTGATGAGTGATAAAAGCTCAACATTATCGATGAAAAGCACTGTATTACCTTTGTCCTTCAAGTATCTTGCTATAGAAAACGCTAGGAATGACTTGCCTGTTCCTGTATCACCCTGAATGACTATCGTTTTAGGATTTTGTTTACTGAACTCTTTACAGAAGTTAGATGCTACTTTATAAGCGTTATATACCTCAGGACTTGCTTTTTTGAGATCGATGTCATTGTTTTTGAATGACGCCTTTTTCAGATCCGGATTAATTAGCGACTGATTGAAGTAATAGTTAATCTTTCTTTGCTGCATTCGTTTCTTATCTGCTCTGACCAACTCTCTAAGGTGACAGTCACATTTGATAACTAGCTCACGTGTCCCATCATCATTTACTTTGTAAGTATTCTTTGTACCGCATTTATCACATGTTTCCTCTTCAATTTCTGGGATACCTCGATTTGCTACTGCTTTCATAAGTTCACTATTCAGTAATGATTTCAACATCTTCACCGCCTAACATCTGTCTCATGTTTCTTTCGTTACGTTCCTTAAGCCTTGCGATTTCTTCAGGTGAGCGTTTTGTCGTCTGTACATTAGGTTTAACTTGATTGTTATCCTTAGACTTTCTTCTGCGTTCATTAGCATCTATTTCAGCTATTGTTCTAAATCCTTTGTTATACCAATTCTTCAACGTTCCATTGACATAACTATAGTTTTTAATACCTGCTTCAATACCTACATCTAATGCTTTGCTGACGATAGAGTCTCCTTCATCTCCAAAATCATCTATCCAAGCAAATAACTTCTGCATTGTAATTGGATCGAGGTAGCCATAACCACCTTGTTCGAAGATATCGAATGACGAAGGACGAGTTGTTTCTCTCTTTGTCTTCTCTTTCTCTAAATCTATCTCTATCTCTTTCTCTATCTCTGTGTAACGGTCAGGTAACTCTGCAGTAACATTGTTACCATTCAATTGTTTTTGTTCTTTCTCTCTTGCTCGTTTCCTTCTCATCATAGCTGCTTTATCTGTCTCACTACCTATCATTGAAGCTATATTAGTAAGTTCGAATTCATCTTGATGTTCTGTATCAAAAGCGATCAAGCCTTTCTTTTGTAAGAACTGCATAGTTACCTGTACATTCTCAACTGATTCATCGATCTCTAAAGCGACTTCTTCAGAAAATTCATCTGTCAAACCGTCAAAGTAAATTTTTCCGTCATTTTTTAAGCTGAGCAATAATAACTTAAGATATATGATTGTGTACGTATCTCCCCCAGCAATCTTTCTCAGCAGTTTAATTTCTTTTTGATTGAAAAAGTCTTCTTTCAATTTCAACCAAAAGTATCTTTTTGTCTTAGTCATGTTTTACCTCCGAACTTAATTGAATCCGATGTAAATACAGTTCAATTTCTTCATATTGTCCTACCGTAATTATTTGCTTCTTTCCATTCACTTCTATCACTTTAAGTTCCTCAAAAAGCATGATTGGTCTAATGTGAAAATAGTTAGCAATTCCTTCGATAGTACTGAACTTAATGTTTTGATGCTTGTTGTCTAAAATGAGTTTTAAAGTTGGTCTATTTAACCCTGTTTTCTCCACTATCGCTGTTTGAGTTGTTTTACTTTGTTCCATCAATAGTTTCAGATTTTTAGATAAATTGTCTTTCATCTCCATTTTCTTACTCCTTTCTAAAACACATATACAGGTTTACCAGTAACCTTCTGTATCTCTTTCTTAAATAACTGTTCATCTGAATTTAAGTCTGATAAATGAATTAAGTATGTTTCTTGTAATTCCGATAGATCACATGACTCAAGAAAAGTTATCAGATTTTCCAAACTAAAATGACTTTTTTCTATACGTTTTTTCAGACTTCCATTTAATCTTCCGTTCATAACATTCATTTCGAGTATTTTCAGGCTATTGTTACATTCAATTAACAGATGTGTGATGCCTTGGAAGTAATACCTGACATAGTAAGTGTCAGTTGCGAAAAGTAACTTCTCACCGGTTAATTCTGATTGAATCAGATATCCCAAGGGACATTCGGTGTCATGCTCTGTTTCAAAAGGTAATATCGTGAATGTACCTATGTTAAACAGCGATAATGGTTGCAAACCTTTTAGTCTATGATGGTTATACGCATTATTTTGAGTTATCAATGCATCCTTCTCATCATTTGCTATGAAACAATCAATTCCTTTTGTGAGAAGCGATTTCAAACCTTTAATATGATCACCATGCCTATGACTGATGATGCAACCAGCAAGAGAACTTAATCTGAAACCACATGCTTTTTGAATAGTTTTAATCGTCAATCCACATTCTATTAATATTTCAGTAGCTCCATCAGACAACAAATAGCAGTTGCCTGATGTTCCACTACCGATACATTGAATGTTCATTAGAATAAGCTCTCTTCAAACAATGTGTCTTCAGCTTGAACAGGTGATTCTTGATTAATAACTACAGGTTCTGGCTCTTGTCTCGGTTTTTGTTGATTAAGATCAGGCACTTGCTCCACAGGTGGGATATCGATTAGCGTTTGATTTGCTTTCTGTTTGATTTCTTCTTGAACATTTACTTGTGGTTCTGATGGTGCTTCTTCTTCTGTATACATTTGATTTAACTTTTCAGGGAACGCTTCACGTAACGCATTTACAATGGCAGTTTTACGAATCATATTGTTAGGCATCTTCTTCCATGTAGCCTGGCTTTTAGAGAACTCTTCCATTGAGATTTTAACTACTATAGGTCTCTCTCTGTCTTTGCGATAAACTTTTGCCCATCCACCTAGTAATAAATCGTTTTTTAGACTTACAGCACCTTCAATTTCAACCATCTGTCCGTCTCGTTCAACAATGATACCTGCTTCTAAACCGTTGTACTCGTCATGAGATTCTGCACGTTTCATAAATGCTTCTTTAGAAGTCACAATTTGTGCAGGATGACCCTGGAACTTAATTAGATACGCTTCGTTCAGAAAAGGATTTAATTTTTGATACTTACATAGATTCAAGAACATAACTAACTCTTGATCACTTACGTCTGCTCCACCTCTTACCAGGTACTGCTTAACCATCTCGCCGCTTAGTTTTACCGCTTCACCGTTTACTTCGTACTCTACAGGTTTAGTTAATAATGCATTGTTTGTCATTTTATTTTTCCTCCACTCTTAATGTTTTGTCTTTTTCACTTACATGTAGTTTTACTTGTTGAGATTCTGTTGCTAAAATGTCTGTTACCGATTCTGCATTGTCGATCATGATAGGTGCGTAGAAATCATAATGTTTAGATAAAGTATTGATGATATCTAATCCTACGTTTATTCTATGAGCAGTATTTAATCCGGCATCAAAAGGAACTCCTTTATATGTCGCTTCGCACACGTCATTTACTCCACCATTAATCTGAATGTCGAACAGCTTAAATTCAGTTATTTCAAACATGTTATTGATAGTTGACTCCATAAGATTTACTTTAGTCTTAGTGAATTCTTCTGTTAGATATACAGCATGCTCCAATTCTTCAAATTCCTTTGCTAATTGCGTTTGTGTTGCTTCTAACTCCTTAATTCTTGCAGTAGCTTTAACATTTACCTCAATGTCATTAAGTTTTGTATCGATACTTTTCAGCTCTGTTAAAAGTGGCAATAACATTTCAGATTCAATTTTCGTCACTCTTTCCATATTGCTATTCATTAGGGTATTTCGTGCTGTTCTTTTAGACTCTAATTCGTTCCAGAGATTCTTATATGCTTTTGAAACCTGTACGTCAGACAATTCTGCTTTAGCTTTATTAACTTCTGCTTTAAGTTCAGTAAGTTTGTTTGTTTCTGCTTCCAGGCTCTCGGTAGTCTTACTTTCTTGTTCTTCCAACTTACTTTCTTGCTCTTTAATCTCAGCAGCTTTAACTTTTGTTCTTTGAATATCTTCTTTGATTTGTTCAAGCAAAGTAGATTTGTTGAAGTTAAATTGTTCCTGCATCTTTTTGATAGCTTCTTGTTGCATATGTTCTGGTATATCTTGACCACAACACTCACAAATCGTCTGAGTCTTAAATTCTTTAGTGTGGTTTGATTCATCTTTATACTTTTCAATTAACTGTCTATAGTCCTTTTCTAGGAATGACTTATCATCATCTAGACGTTCTTTAGCATTCTTTATATTAGATAATTCAGACTTCAAATCATTACATATTCTCTCTTGTTTATTTAATTCATATTCTTTATCTGATAAAGCGCGTTTAGAGTCTTTATCGTGATTGTCAACAAGGTACTTTAAATCAGTTTCAAGTTGTGTGATCTCTCCATTGATTTTGATAACATCATTACCTGATTTAATCTCTGATATTTCGTTTCTGACCGCTTCGATTTTCTTTTCTGTATCAGTCTTATCTTTTAGCAAGGTCTTTTTATCTAACTTTGCTATATCCGGCATATTATGATTAATCTCATCAATTCGATGCGGTATAGCTGTTAACTTTTCATTTATAGCCTTTTTATCTCTACTGATTCTCAACTTGAACTCATCTAATGAGTTATCTCCCATTAATTCCTTTAGTTTCGATAAGTTACTATTCGAATTAATGACATCATCATCTGTCACTTCTGCAACCAGGCTCATTAATATATCCTTACGTTCAGCAGGCTTTAAGCTGTTAAATGCAAGTGGATTTGTAACGAGCTTGAAAATGTATTCATCAGCTACAATTGTTTTGATATATTCATTGAACTCTTTTAACTTCTTAGGTGTCAGTGTTTGTTCGCTAGATCCTAATTCATATAGCGTTTCATGTCCTGAAAAAGTTGCAGTAGGTTGTCCTCTTTTTTGAGTCCATTTCTCTCTGTAGACTTTCTTAATATGATGCTCTTTACCATCTATCTCTAACACGCCGTAAACGGAATGATTCAAGTTATGAATCTCTTTCCCTTTGCTATCGAGTGTTTTAATTGCAAACTTTGTGTCACCTTTTGAATTTTTATTAAAAAGTAACCAGAAGAATGCATCAGCGATAGTTGTTTTACCAGTCTCATTATCACCAAAGACCGAGACATCTTTGCCATCAGTAATCAACTCAAAATATTTAGTGCCTTTGAAATTTTCTAAGACTAACCTGATTAATTTAATATTCATTATTTACTCCCCTTTACTTCTATAACTTCTGTAAAATAAGCAACTCCGCAGTCGCTTTCTAACTCCCACTCAACATCGCAATGCGGTCCGTATTCTTTTATCAATCTGTAGTACTCATCAAGCGTGAAAAATGCTCTTCCGACTTTAACGAACTCTACCTGCCTACAGTAAGGTAACTTCATGCAGTTTCCTCGCTTTCAAATTCAATTACAGGAATGATATCTCTGCGTTTCAAGAATTCGTAAAGGAATAAACGACCTTTCTGTGTCCATTTCGTATGCATTCTCACTGAAACACTTCCATCCTTATGCGTAATCTCAGTTGTTTCTGAATGCGTATAGCCTTTCGCGTGATGATTTGAGTAAAGTAGCCATTGTCCCGACTGTTTATACTGAATTTTGAATCGTTGCAGCAACTTATTCATTTCTTGTGCTGACATACCATAATCTTTTGCGATCTGACCAATAGTGACTAAGCTCTTACTTTTAAGAATTGTGTCTACATAGTTCGCTTTCGGTTTTAACTCTCCAATTTGTTGTTTCTGCATCGTGTTCTCTAGATGTAATTTCTCGTTTTCTTCCACTTGTTCAACTAACTGCAATAATGCTTCTTTGTATGTTCCAGGTAATCTGTTTTGTAATGCTTTCTCCATTTCGTTGAATCTATTGATATATGCCATTTTGAAGTCATTGTGACCCTGGATGTTGAACATGTATAAGATGAAACCGTCTTTAGTTAATAAATATTCTGATTGAGTTCTTCCACGACTATCTTTGTAATCTGACTTAAAAATTAATGCGTCCACATTTGGACTCATTAAAATTTTGTCCAAATCTCTTTTAACATGTTGATGTTGTCTACCTAATTCCTCTGCTACAGCTCTACTGCTTACTACAGGACCTAGTTCTGAATTATTCTCGATTTTGATTAGTGTATTCATTTCCTTCATCCTTTCTGATTGTTTTATTAATGAATGTTCCTGGAATTGTTGAATAGTAATTCATATAAAAATCTCCTTAGATACCAGCTCTTTGTTATAATTTGTAACTTTTTACTGTATAATTTTCTTAATCTAATTAAGAAAGGTGGTGAAAAATATGAAAAGTAAAATAAATATCGATGGTTTAAGCGAGTTAAAAGCTTCCTTTAAAAAAATGGAACAAAATGCTAAGGAATTAGAAGGTGAAAACAATGTATCTTTCGATGAACTATTTAATCATTCATTCATGAAAGAACATACTAATCACCAATCTTTCCAATCATTTGTTGATGAATTCGAACCTTCCCCTGATGTTAAGTTTGAAGATTTTGATGACAGTAAATTTGATGATTTCGTTAAAAATCATTCATCGTTTAATACATGGGAAGAAATGTATACATCAGCTGTTGGCGAATATAGTTTCACAAGATTATTTGATGGAATTTAATTCATTCAAATAGTCATTAATCATCAATTGGACAGCAGTAGTATCAAGCGAGAAATGTCCTAAAGGTAATTTTCTCTTTTCACTAACCTTCTTAATCTCTTCCGCCAAGATGACGATTAAGAGGGCTATTTTTAATGCTTGTAATTTTCTCATCTATCTCACCTCCTTTAAATCTTTGTAAGTCGAAAGCAAAAAGAATGATGAAAGTTGAATAATCATCGTTAACCCTAATCTTGGTGCTGGTTGCATCTGAAACCCTAGCGCTAGGAATAACACCACTAAGCATGCGAAAAATGTACAAAGTAGATAAAGTGATGTATAAGATAACTTCGCTAAATACTTCATGTCACTTCCTCCTTCCGTTAATCCATTCGATTAAGTTTGCTGTGCTGTAACGTGACGAGATTCCTTCAATATGAACGAACTGAAAGTCATCTCGTTTTCTTATTTCATTGAATACTCCAGCGCTACAACCTATAAGATCCATCGCTTCTTCTCTAGAAACTGTTGGATGATATTTCTTCGTTAACTTCTCTTCAAGTTGTTCTGCAATAGCATCTGTTAAATTGTTAATAACTTCTGGCGCAAACATGGAATCACCTCTACTCTTTCTTTCGGCATCTGCTTACATGCTTAAGTCATCGCAATGATCTTTAGATGTATTATGACGCGGCTCATATCATCGCCTACTCTCGCTCTTTAAACATCTAAGCAGATGCCGAATTCGTTATTAAATTCTGCGTTCCATTTTGTAACGCTGATTTCTTGTTTTGGATAATTCTTGCGGATTTAAGTGATAGTCAATGATGATTTTGTCGATTAGTGCCTGTGCTTCAAAAATCACATCTTGCGTTTCGCTAGCGATACATCTTACATTCTCAAGGTCTTCTTGACTGCAATATTCAGGGCGTTTATCAATACGGTAGAGATTGAGAACATCAATTACTTCTCGTATTTCATTAAGCATCCTCTCTTTTATACATATACGATGATCATCAAATACTACTTCTGACGGTGCAGGTGTCGTATAACCATTTGAAAATTCGTATGACATTTCTTTGATTAGAATTGGATCATCACTTCTTTCGTAACTTGTCATTAAGATTTCAGACGAGATATTGCGACGTCCTTTTTCGATATTGCAGATATTTGGTTTAGTAGTAAGTAACATGTCTGCAACTTGTGATTGAGTTCTACGAGTTCTTTGTCTATGTCTCTGTATACTTGTTTTCATAATTGTTTTCTCCTTGAATATTTTTAGGTCTTTAATGTTTACGTACTTTTGGTCTATACTTTAGTTACGGTGTTGGTCACACCGTACAATTACATTTGGTCGTGTAATTGATGGTTTATGCCAGGCGAGTTTGGTCGCTTGCCTGGTTATCTTTTTCATTTAAATCGTACATTTCGCGTACTTTATCATCAAAAAAAATAGTCCAATTAACATTGAAGTATTTAGCTAAGGCTATAGCAGCTGGAATAGTAATGTTTCTGTGACCTATTTCATAGCTTGAAATAGTTGTGGTTGCTAGACCTACAGCATCTGCTAACTGTTCTTGAGTGATATTGTGTTTTTTACGCAATGATTTTAATGTGTTCATCTTCTCACCTCCAAGTAATACGTATTGCGTACTTATATACTATTACTAAGTGCGTACTTTGTCAACAATAAATACTCATTTTGTACTACTTTAAGTTTTTTTATAGTCAATGTACGCATATTGCGTATAATTGAAGTATAGGTGGTGTTATTAATGTTTGCTCAAAATATAAAAAAATTAAGAAAGCAGTATGGTTATACTCAAACTCAAATGGCAGAAAAACTAGGAGTAGCAAAAACAACATACGCTTCTTATGAGCAAGATAGAAGAACTCCTGATGCTAATATTCAAAAGAAAATCGCAGATATATTCGAAACTTCTTTAGATGCATTACATGGTAGAGAAAAGTTAAACAATGTAAAAGTTGAATCTTTGTTTTTCAACCATATCGAAGGGTTAAATGAACTACCGAAAGAAGAACAAGATAGAATTATTCAGAATCTGCTAGAACAAGGAGCCTTCTTAGTAGAGCGTTCTAAGAGAAATAAGAAATAATAATTAAATTTAAGGGGGATGGATAAATTGAAAAAATTAATTATTGGTTCGTTGGCATGTAGTTTAATATTATCCGGTTGCGGGTCAAAAGATAGTAATAAAGCGGGAAACGATGATGTCGAAACAGAAGAAAAAGCAATAGGACAAGCTGGACCAACTGTTGTGACGGATCCTATTGAGTTTATTACAATGAAAGATGTGGTGCTAAACGATACTGAAAGCGGCGCATCTTATAAAATAGTCAAAGTATTCAAAAATAACTCTTCAGATAAAGATGGTTTTAATAATATCGACAATAATGGTTTTGTTAATAATCTAGCCTTCGCATTAGTTCAAAATACAGAAGACAATACATTAGGTTTAGGTTACTTTGGAGAAATGCGAAACAATACAGAAAAACATATCGAGTTTCTTGGAGGTATTGAATTTACTACTAATACTGGTGAACAACTACGTCCTGAAGGTGGAGTATTTACTCAAGGTAATAAGTTAATAAAAGATTACAATCCAAATGTTAAATCTAAAGGTTTCGGGATAGTACCTTTAGAGTACCAAGATGAAAAACCTAGTTCAATTGATGTAATTATTGAACAGCCACACAACAATGACGATACAGATACATGGGGAGAAGATATAACTATCAAAGATTTAAAATAAATTTAAGGGATGGGATATAGTTGGAAAAAGTTATTATAGAGAAATACCTAGTTGATAACGGAGAAGTATTTGATCATCTGATTGAAGCAGATTTAAACAATTTTACTTCTACTAATTATGCAGCAATAAAAAAAGGTTCCCCTACATTTAATCTTATAGAGATAGAAACAGTAAAAAAAGCATCAACATCAAATGATGTTAAGGGTAAGGAAGAAAAAATTACAAATCACAAAATTCTAAAGACATTTGATTTATCTAATGTAGTCTCAGCAGATTTAGATAAATTTCTAATGAGTAAAGTTTATAGATTTGATAACGGAGACGTTATAAGGGTAAATCAAAATAATGAAATATTTGAGGATTATCTTAAACAATTAAATATTAAATTTAATGAGTTGGAAAGGCCATGGTATAAAAAGATAGTAGGATTCAGAAGTGGGACACCATGGAAGATGATCTTATCATCTCTGACTATATTAACACTACTATTTTTTACTTTAACAGTATTGCCAAGTGCAGTAAGTGGGATATTGATTCCCTTGCTAGGAATAGCTAGTTTTGCAGGTATTTTATATTATAGTTTTAGAGGAGCAAAGAATTTAAAAAACAAAAAGAACAACAAGAATATAGCCCTTCCGTTCTTTATGTCCTTAGCATTATTTTTCTTAGCGATGTCAGTTAGTGAAGCAGATGAATCCACTAACTCAAAAAGTGATAGTAATGATAAAGATAATGTTAAACAAACACTTGTCGCTACCCCTGCCGTTAAAAAAACTAGTGAAAAAGAAGATGTAACCACAGAAGAAGTGACAACTGAAAAACCAACTACCGAAAAGCCGACTACCGAGAAACCAACTACTGAAAAGCCGACTACCGAGAAACCGGAAAAAGCTTCGATAGATAAAAATAAAATAGGAACTGTTGCACGTTTCCCAGCAGAATTCACTAGACATATAGATGGTGACACGAGTGTATTAAACATAGATGGACAAGAGAAAAAAGTTAGATACTTACTAATCGACACTCCTGAAACCAAACATCCAAGAACTGGCGTTCAACCTTTTGGTCCAGAAGCTTCTGCTAGAACTGAAGAATTATTGTCTAATGCATCTAAAATTGAAGTAGAATACGATGTAGGAGAAAAAACCGATAAGTATAACAGAGATTTAGCTTACGTATATGCAGACGGACAAATGATCAATGAAATACTTGTTAGAGAAGGATTAGCAAGTGTTAACTATGTCTATCCTCCTAATACAAGGTATTTAGATACTCTTAAAAATGCTGAAGCTCAGGCTAAAGCAGAAAAACTTGGTATCTGGTCTTTAGATAGTGCTTTTGAAAGCGATAACAACTCTAGTCAAAACTCAACTAATAACAATCAGCAGAACACTAAACCTGCCGGCAACAATCAAACATCGAATTTTGTACAACAACAACAACCTTCTAATGCAGGAGAAAGCTTTGCAAATTGTACTGAATTAAGACAAGTATACCCTGAGGGTGTAGATTCAAATCATCCAGCTTATACCACTAAAATGGATAGAGATGGAGATGGATATGCCTGTGAAATAAATTAATTAACGCTAGCTGACCACTAGTATCCTACTGGTCGGCTATTTTTAAAACGATAAATAGAACATACGTTCTTATTTTTAATAAAAATCAAACATATATTCTATATTTGGGGGAGATAACATGAGAATTGAAGAACTTGTGAATGATATTACAGCGTATATTATCGAGAGAGTTGAGGATTTAAGTATTGAAGCTCTCGCTCATATTTATAATCTTCATATCGCATATAATCACGAAATGAGCTGCTATATGAAGTTGGACGGATGTGATGTTATATTCATTAAATTCGGAACACCGCAAGATATGTGGTTCAGATTTGCTCATGAACTTGGCCATTATTTTATGCACGTAGGAGTTTCGAAACAAATGCATCCATCATATAACTACATGCAGGAAACGGAAGCAGATAAATTCGCCCTACTCTTCATGATGCCAGAACGATTAATCGTTGAATATAACTTATTTACAGTTGAATCAATCATGGATTATTTTAAAGTATCACAGGAACATGCGACGAAACGTGTAGAGTTATTAATCAACAGATCTAAGACACATAAATTAATTGGATTAGAAAGGATGTAGACGATGCATATCCAACAACTAGAAGATGGTAAGTATAAAGTTACCTTAGAAGCTCCACGCGACCCCGTAACAGGAAAAAGACAACAGATAACAAGACGTCATAAAAGTAAACGTGAAGCCATCAAAAGAGCTGAAGCAGAATATGATAAACGGATGGCGATGCTCGGACAATATGGTGCATTAAATAATGGCAGCCCTTCATTTAGACAGGTCGCCGAAAAATTCATGGAAGAATATAAGAAGAAAGAGAAAATAAGTACCTATACATCGAGAAAACAAAACCTGGTTAAACTCTATGATTTTTTCGATTATATCGAAATAAAGAAGATAAATCATAAGATGTGTCAGAATGTCATCGATGAGATGATGTTAGGAGAGAAAAGGATATATTCTAAGGCGTACACACAGAGCGTTAAAGGAACGTTAAATCTTATCATGGATTATGCGGTGAAGAATGGAATAATCAGCGTAAACCCTGCTCTAAACTGCAAATACCCTAAACCACTTGTAACTGTGGAAGAATTGGAAAGTACAGAGTTCTTTGAAGAGTCAATCTCTAAAGAAGACACACGTGCTATATTCGAGGAATTTAAGTCAGATCGATATAAATATAAGGATTCCTACGAATTCTTTCTGACAATGTATTATACAGGTATGCGACCAGGTGAAGTCATGGCTTTGAAGATAAAGGACATAGATTTTGAAATGAATGAAATACGCGTAACAAAGACGCTTTTCAATCCTGATGATAAAAAGCGTGGTCACAAACTAATACCACCTAAAAATAACAATAGTCGGATTGTTTCATTTTCTGATACGCTTGCTGTAGAATTAAAGAATATAATAACAAAACGTAAACAGACTAAAGAAGTTTTCGGTGAACAATATATTGATGAAGATTTTTTATTCTGCGACCATTTCGGCGATCCATACAAATCAGGATTAGTGTATAAACGATTCAGAGTTGCTTGTAAGGCTGTAGGAATTGAAGATAAGAAGTTTCGTCCTCACACATTCAGACATACCCATACTACTAATTTAATCGAAGCTGGAGTATCTCCAAAAGATATTCAGGAGCGATTAGGTCATAAAAGTATTAATACGACATTGGGCATATATGCACATGTCACTAAAAAGTCGCGTGCCCAGGTCGTTAAAAAATTTGATGACCACATGGAAAAAGCGTTAAAACTAGATAAAGAAGAAATAGAAAATTGA